CTTGTCGTCACTTCGGGATCACCCAGTTAGCATCTTTGGTGACATCAAAACAATCACGCATGATGTCACGAAGTATATACTCTCTGGTATGCCAACCCCATTTTTTCCAACACAATTGATGTTTATATTGTGTTCGGTAAAGGTATTTTCCAATACCTCTTAATTTTGGGTACATGGCATCGTCAACGATTTGGCGAGTATACTTAAGATTCATTTCGCGTCTAAGCCATTCCATCGTCTTACCTTGTAAACCGGTAGGAAGACGGATGTCTCCGAAACGAAATATCTTAACTAGTTTCAACCAAAACCTCAACACATCCTGATCGGGTGAGTTGTGGGCAGAAATATCTATTGGTGTGTAAGGATGCTTAATAAGCCATTCTGACAACACATTAGAGATCTGCTCGTTGGTCTTCTCGTAACTGAGAATGTTTAATGGATCTGGTGGTTTAAGTGGTAACTTATACAACCAAGATTCATAAGAGGACCTGACCCAGTGATCGTCTTCTTCTAAGGTATTCAAATACCAAGGAAGAAAAAAGATACATCGAGTCATTAATGGTAGTCCTTCAGTATTCATCCCTAAACCATAAGGTTTGGGAGCGGACTTAAAGAGGAAAGCAATAAACTCCTCTTTATCCTCCAAATCAAGTTTACGAGGTAAAGTAGAAAGTAATGAAGTTAAGTTAGATTCTGTGGGTGCTCTCCATTTAGACCCCAGGTAGCATTGCTTAGGCGTAATTAACGCCCCAGCAAATTCTGCTACACAGTTAGAAACAATTGTTTTGTTCTTACTGATCGGAATCTCGAGAAGATCCAAATAGTGATAGTACATATTAGCTACATCATCGTTAGAAATAACGATATCGTCACCTAATATGCGGAATGTATCATTGAGTCCTAAACTGACTTCAAATGATCTCACGAGGCATCCATGGGTGAGTGCAAAAGCCATGAATGAAGGATATAATCCTAGTGGTTGTCCCTTCGTCCACTTTACACCATCTATTGTGTGCATTGAGCGTAACGCAAGGGGAACATACCAATTCCCTTTAGATATATGCTCGAAAAGAGATACATCTTGTGAATTAACATTCTCCAACCAAGAAAGAACCCTCATCTGTAAAGATAAGGGAAAATTGTTGGTTGCATCACTAAGGTCCACGCTATGAACAATCTTGTTAGCATTGAGTTGGGTTTGAACCCAGTCAATACCTTCTTGTTGTCTATGCGTACAATCCCACGGCAGTTGTTTAATCAAACCCAACAATTGACGACCTAAAGGTCGTAACGCA